GAATAATTTCTAAATCCTGAGGAATAAGCTCCTCAGCAACTTGTAAATTCTTAGTATTTACAAAACTAAATTGGTTATTTGTTGTGTTGTTAGTCCGTGCATTTATACTCATTTGATCGTCAGAACTAATCGATCCAGAGTTGTGTGAAAGTGGCGGGCCACCTATTCCCATTCTGGAAATAATATTACCCCAGCCAAAGAAGCCTAACCAGTCGCTATCACAATTCGACCGATCGGTATCCATACTTTGACCTTTACCCATTACTGCTGGGTCAGCGTTATTTTGTCTCCACATGAAGACACGTTGCTCATAAGTCATATACAACCTATGAACGAATCTGTGCAGCTCAAATTCCTCAACTATCTTAATCAACTTTTTCTGTCGATCAAGATAAATTGATTTACCATAAAATGCCCACTCATCAAGAGCGCCATCTATATTAGCTCCAACAATTACTTCAACAGAGGTTTCGCTTGTCATGTAATTACATAATCTTTTATAAATGGAATTCTCTTCAAGCGGCGCAATAATAGCACCATAATCTGCACTCCAAATAAATTTTCTCTTAAGAAAGTCTATTTCACATAATTTTGAAAAACTCTTCAGTTCTTCATCTTTCTGAGCAGGAGTCACCACAAATCCAAATTGAGCCAAATATTTAGCATAACCCTTCATTGTGTAACTCCCAGCCAGAGATCCAACAGCTGCAATTAAATCATCTCCATAACTCATCATCCTAACATTATTAGTAAATCTTCGTCTCGGATATAAATGATAAAAATAAATTCTCATTAACAAACTGTTACACAAACTATTAATAAATACCGTAAGAGAATTGCCAGATGGATTAGCTCCATCAAGCATAAGAACATCTCCATTGAAATCTACAATAGAAAAAGATAATTCGGAAAAAATAGAATTAAGAACTGTAATTTCTTCCTTGGTATATCCTGCTATTTTTGCTATATCTACAAAAATGCGACCAATTGCCATAATCATTTGACTTGGGATAGATGTATCATAAGCTTTATAATCAATGGCAAACCACCTATCATAAAATGGCGTCTGAGCCTGCTTCAAATGATTATACATCTCATTCCATTCACTAGAGCAAGGATCAATTCCGACGGCACATTCGGAATCTAAGGGATTCATCTGCAAAAATCTACAAATCCCTAAAGTGTATTTTCTCATAACAAGCTGAAAAGGAGTCGAAGTGGCTTGAAAGACTCTA